TTCGTGACTCACCTTCAACAGAGTTGATGAGTTCTACAAGTGAATTAATGTCACTGGTTGTGTGTTTGATTTCAAAGGGGGTGGAAACAATTTCACCGAAAGGCCGCATGATAGCAACCATACTTTTACCCTTAGAAACATCGATACCTACTGCGTTCATAAATTTGTCACTCCTTAAGATTATTGCAATGGATAAGTGCCAGTTTTACTCATTGCCTATTCAATCTACTGTGGTGTGACACGAATGCGCCTACGACGATTCAACCTGCATAAAACGAACGCTGCGAATGAGGAGCTGGTTATCAGTCTATTTTACGGACGCGAAGTCCAAGAAAGGAAGCCGATATACCAATTGCTCCACCATTATACAGCTTAAGCAACAAGATGGATAATTCCTTACTGGCTGTAAGGGATATTAACCATAAATATATTGTAGTAAAAAGGAGGAATGGACGGATGCAGGTCTTTAGAAAATATATGAATTATATAAAGGATTTTCTTGAAAATACTCCGGAAGATATATATGAGTTTTCTATTATCCTTGAAGATGCATTAGTTGATGAGTACGATGCAATGCATGCGGAACAGCCGAGAGCAACTGAAATATTGGCAGAAGAAACCCCAGACATTTGTGCATCAGCAGAACCGGGAATGAAGCCAGAGGAGATTGAAAAATTTAAACGTGAGTTGGAAATTGAATACAACAAAGCGTTAAAAGCAGTTGTGTAGTTACCACCAGTCAATATGGCCGGTGGTATTTTTGTATACATTTTTAAGGTGAGGAGGTGGAAAACATGAAAAAGAGAGTTGTGATAGCACTGACTGCCATCAGCATGGTGGTGATGAGTCTGACTGGCTGCCAGTCTGTTACAAAAAATTATGGCGGAAAGACAACAGTGAAACTCGAACCAAATCAGAAACTTGAAGAAATTACGTGGAAAGACGACTCACTGTGGTATCTTACCAGACCGATGACCGATGAAGATGTGGCTGAAACTCATACATTTCGGCAGCAGACGGATTTTGGAGTTCTTGAAGGAACGGTAACTATTGTAGAGTCGAAAGAGTAAGGCGGTGATCCGTTTATCTCCCATTGAGACGCAGGGTTATGCGTCTTATTTTTATGCCCTGCCACACGGCTATAAACTGGACAATTACCCCGCCGGAGGTTCAGAAGGCTATACCCACACCGCTGAAAGAGCGGTTAATAAATAATTTTAGGAGGATTGTAACTGTGAAAAATATCTATGAGATTTTAAAGGAGTATGGATTGGAAGTCCCGGAAGATAAGAAAGCAGATTTCGACAAGGCTTGGAAAGAGAATTACCGTACCATAAGCGATTATGATAAGGTAGTTTCCCAGAGAGACAACTATAAGACGTCTCTGGACGATGTGAACGCTCAACTGGAAGAATTCAAAGACGTAGATGTGAAAGACCTGCAGGGACAGATCACAAAGCTTCAGGGAGATCTGAAAGCGAAAGATGATGAGTATGCAGCGAAAGAAGCAGACCGTATGTTTATGGATTCCGTCAAGGAGGCAGTTAAGACTGCAGGTGGAAGAAATGAAAAGGCTGTTATCGCAATGCTGGATATCGACGCTCTGAAAAAATCTAAAAATCAGTCCGACGATATCAAGACTGCACTGGAAAATGTGAAGAAGTCTGACGGATATCTGTTTGGAGTGGATGAACCAATTAATAACCCAGTAGGTGGTACTGGCGGTACTGGTGGTGCTGACATCGGTGGAGATGATGTAGCAGTGCTTCGAGCCGCTATGGGACTGCCGGAAAAGAAATAGGAAAGAGGTAGAAAAGAATGGCAAACACAATTGCATTAAGAAAGCAGTATTCTACACTTTTGGACGAAGTGTATAAATTATCGTCCCTTACGTCTGTCCTGGACGGACCAAACGAACTGGTCAGAGAGGGCGCAAACGCGAATGAGATTCTGATTCCAAAGATGGATATGGATGGCTTGGCAGATTATGCCAAAGGGACAGGCTATGAAGCGGGAGATGTAACTTTGGATTACGAGACAAAAAAATGCGCTTACGACAGAGGCCGTATGTTTACTGTGGATGCAATGGATAACATTGAGTCTGCAGGTATTGCATTTGGACGTCTTGCAGGAGAATTTTTGAGAACCAAGGTTGTTCCGGAAATTGATGCGTATAGACTTTCAGCTTATGCTCAGATTCCCGAAGTAACTACAGTACAGAGTGATCTTGCAGATGGAAAAGCAGCACTTGCAGCAATTCGTGCGGCGAGAGGCGAGATCGAAAATTCAGAGGCGAACCTTGCAACATGCTATCTGTTCATTAATCCTACTCTCGCAGGAATGATTGATGATCTGGACACAACCGCTTCTAAGAAAGCGATGGAAGGTTTTGCAGGTATCGTGAAGGTGCCACAGGGAAGATTTTATAATAAAATTACTCTGACTGCAAAACAGAAGGGCGGATTTACCAAAGCATCAGGAGCATTAAACATGAACTTCTTGATCGTGGATAAGAATTCCGCAATCCAGTTTCAGAAGCACACTGTATCCAAGATTATTTCTCCGGATCAGAATCAGGCTGCGGATGCATGGAAATTTGGCTATCGTACGGTCGGTATTGCTGAGTGCAAAGACAATAAGAAGGCTGGTATTTACGTACACACAGTTAAGACTGCCGTATAAGGAGTGATTGCATGAATGTATCATATGAGTATTACAAGGATTCTTTTGGCGGTTCTTTGATTCCAGAGAGCCGCTGGAATTCCTTGGAAATCAAAATGAGTGCTAGATTGAATAGATATACATTTGATCGGATGACAGAGGGAGCCTGGTCTGCAAAAGCGAAGACAGCGCTCTGTGAGATGTGTGATTGTGCATATAAGTATGATCAGCGTGACGGGAAAACGTCAGAGAATAATGATGGTTATTCCGTATCGTATGATACAGGCAAGTCATTAGACTCAATGCTGTATGAAATTGCAGAGGTATATCTGGTCAACACAGGACTTATGAGTTTGGTGGTGGATGATAATGTTGACGAATGCGACGATTACAATCTATAACCGAATTCCCGGAAAAAAGAACACATTTGACACCTGGCACAGAACAGTGATTAGAGATGTACATGTGTACGTGGATCACAAGGCATCTGTTGGAGATTCCGGACTTAACAGCGCAGAAGTGTACAAGATTCGTATTCCTACAGATGTGGAGAATGCAGATCAGTATCTTCCACCAGAGGAATATGTGAAGAAAGATAATCCGGGATATTACTGGACGATTCAGATTGATGATCGCATTGTCCTGGGAGAATGTGACAAGGAGATTGAAAAGCCAGCAGATCTCGCAGGTGTGCGACTGAGACACTGTAAGGTGCTGTCCTGGTCAGACAACCGCTTCGGAGGGCTCCCGCATTGGAGAATAGGAGGCGCTTAAGATGGCATCAAAGAAAAATTTCAGCATTACGACTCCAAGAGGAAGCGTATTTACAGAGGTAACGGCGAACGGTTCTGTCCAAGCGAGGCTTGAATGGAATCCGTCATTTGCCCGGACAAAAGCAGAGAATTTTTCGAAAGCTCAAGAGTTTGTCGATTCCGAATGCCTGAGATACATGAATCCGCTCACGCCAAGGAGAACAGGTATGATGATTAAGTCAGCAACACTTGGAACTGTGATAGGTTCTGGATCCATTGAGTACCTGACACCTTACGCCCGCCGGCAGTATTACGAGCATAAGTCTAAAGCGAGATGGTTCGAAAAGATGAAGGCAAGCAACAAGGAGGCTATTCTGAAAGGAGCAGAGCAGATTGCAGGACGGTAAGAAACCGATTATCCAGAGTATCCGGGATTATGTTATGACGTCCCCGGATATTGATGACCGGAAAATTAATATTGATTATCTTGGCAATGGAATGGAATATTCTATAGACCCAATTGGGGCAGATCCTATTTATAAAAGATATGTAGATGGGAGCTGCCTGAAACAATTCCAGTTCGCATTCACTTCGAAAGAAGCTTATGATGGTGACGCCAGAACAGGCATTGCCAACAGTGGTTTTTATCAGGATTTTGCGGAATGGACAGAACAGAACAATTTAGACGATATCCTCCCGGAGCTGGACGGTCACGATGCTATACGGGTAGACGTGTTGCAGTCCGGCTATTTATTTAGCACAGAGGAAGATCGGGGGCGGTATCAGATGATTTGCAGATTGATTTATAAGTAGGAGGTACAAAATGTCAGGAGCAGATACAAAAAAGAAATTAGTCGGAAGACACAAGAGAGTGGCATTTATGGACGTTGCCGGTGACGGAAAGACATATACCAGAATGACAGGATTCACGTCCATGTCTGAGAGCAAGAACGCTTCCGAGTACAGCCGCCATTATGTGGACGAAGAAAGTGAGAGAACAGATGTTGTGGGATATGCCCCATCAAACGATTATGAATTTGACCGCTATACCAATGATCTGGTACAGCAGAAAATTGCAGAAATCACAGATGATGAATTACTTGGCTCTGATGCACAGGTAAGCATCATTGTGGTAGATCTTTTTGATATTAAGGCAGATACACCGAATACATGTGTTGCTAGAAAGCGTGATTGGAGCGTTGTTCCAGACAATTCAGGAGATGGAACTGATGCATTGATCTACAAAGGTAGCCTGAAAGCCAATGGTGAGAAAATCAAGGGTACCGCTACAACAACAGACAACTGGCAGACATGTACGTTTGCAGCGGATTAATAAAAAGATAGGAGGGTGAGCCGATGAGCCTTTTTAAATACGGAAATCTCGAAGCTGAGATTGATTTTACAGATGCGGATTTCCTGGACCGCATTGATGAAGCGAAGCAGAATTTGGAAGAAGACATGAAGGGAATCCCTAAGACTGGAAAAGCAGCAGATATTGTTCGCGCACAGTGTCAGTGTTTCTTCAATTTTTTTGACTATATTCTTGGAGAGGGAACACACGAAGAGATGTTTCATGGTAGAACCAGCCTCAACATGTGCATAGATGCATCAGATATGATTGCTAAGTTCGAGGAAGAGGAGGTTGACAAGTTGAACAAAAAGTATGACAAGTATACTGTTCAGCAGCACGGAAACAGACAGCAAAAGCGCAATTATAATAAGCAACAGGGAAAGAAGCACAATAAAGGAAATGTTAGTTATTATCCTAATGGTAATAGGTAGCACGCTATGAATATTCTGATTGATAAGTTTCCCAATACGGTGTGTGTAAACGGGAAAGGTTATGAGGTCGAGACAGATTTTCGGGAATGGATACGATTCACGAAGTTAGTGGAAGACGAGGATGTCCCGTGGCAAATTAAGTGCCGGCTATTATTGCAGTGGTATACAGATGGAATTCCGGACGATTTGGAAGAGGCGATTGAGGCTCTAGGGGATTTTCTTACAATGAGGCAGGATGGCGAAGAATCCGATGAGCCAATGCTTCCACCAAAACAAGTATATTCTTTCGATGAGGATATGGTTTGGATTTACAGTGCATTTCGCGAAGCATACGGAATCGACCTGCAGTCTGTTCCGTATATGCATTGGTGGGAGTTTCAGACGCTGTTCATCGGACTTCCGGACAACACAGAAATCAAACAGCGCATTTTGTACCGGAACACAGACCTCCGGGATATTAAAGATAAGGACGAGCGCAAGAGAGTGAAAAAGATTCAAGAGGCAGTCGCTCTCAAGAAAAAGAAGCGCAGGAAAATGACAGATTATGAGATTGGAGATATGTTCGCGTGATGAAACATATGATTAAGATCCCGACAGAACGAAAATGGTACAGATGTCCTTATTGTGGTAAGAAGTTATTGATTTACGAGGATACAGCCAAATGTAGTGGAGTGTATCTGAACTGCCGGGAATGTAAAAGAGAAATAAATATTAAGATTTAAAAGCACATGTGAGCCGTTGAGCCGTGCTATCAGAAAGGATGATAGTATGGCAGACGGATATTTGAATTTTGATACCAAGATAAATGAAAAAGGTTTTAATGAGGGCGTTAGCAAACTAAGCAGTCTCGGAAAAAGCGGACTATCCATAGTGTCTAAGGCAATGACTGGAGCTGTGGCAGCTGTAGGAACCGCTGCCGGTGTAATTATTAAGTCGTCACTTGGTGTTGTTGCGAATATGGAGCAACAGGTAGGCGGTGTCGAGACACTGTTCAAGGATAGTGCGGACAATGTAATCAAGAATGCTAACCGTGCATATAAAACAGCGCAGATATCTGCAAATGATTACATGTCTACAGTCACGAGCTTTTCTGCATCTTTGTTGCAGGGACTTGGTGGGGATACGGCTAAAGCAGCAGAGATTGCAGATATGGCGCTCATCGATATGGCAGATAATGCCAATAAGATGGGTACCAACATGCAAGATATCCAGAACGCCTATCAAGGATTCGCTAAGCAGAATTATACGATGCTCGACAACCTAAAGCTAGGTTATGGCGGTACTCAATCGGAAATGATTCGATTGATTAATGATTCTGGAATCCTCAACGAGAAGATAAGTGATTTGGACAATGTCACATTTGACCAGATGATCCAGGCAATTCATGTAATTCAGCAGAATCTTGGAATTACAGGCACGTCAGCAGAAGAGGCTGGAGAAACCATTGAAGGATCTGTTAATTCTGCTAAGGCAGCATGGGAGAATTTCCAAGGCGGAGTAATAACAAGTCAAGAGCTTGTAGAAACATTTGGAACAGCAACTCAGAATATTCTCAAGAATCTTGGCGAGATAGTCCCAAGACTGGGAAAAACTGGACTTGAAGTCGTTGGGGCAATTGCTGATAAAATTGGCGATTCCGTTCCAGCGGCGAAAGGTTTTGCTGATGCAGTTGGAAACATTACTGATAAGCTCGGCAGTATGGATACCGGACAACTTGCAAACCTTGGTAAGATGTCCGCAGTTCTGATTGGAGCTGTTCCTGCTTTTTCGCTGATTGGCAAGAGTGCCGGAACATTTTCTGATGTCCTCGGCGGATTAGGGGAGGTTAGCGGTGGAGTTACCGCTAAGTTTCAGAAGATTCCGGGAGGACTCAAGAGTCTTGGGACAAGTATGCAATCCGGGGCGAAGGTATTCCATAACATTAAGGATGCCATACTACTTCCGTTTGAAGATTTGTCTCCGAGTCTAACTAAGATATTTGGAAAAGTAAGTAGCTCCGTTAGTTCTGGCCCACTTGGTAAGCTTGTAAATGATTTCGCAGAAATTCCAAAAGGAATTGCAGCTTCATTTGGAAAAATCGGACCTGCTATTTCCGGAAAATTTCCAAAGATAACAGGCGTTGTTAAATCCATTGGAAGTAGTATATCAGGAACGTTTACGACCATAGCGAATGGGGCAAAGGAATTTGGTTCATTGCTAGGAGGGGCACTTAATTCGGTATTACCAAAGATATCCGGATTTGCAAATAAATTCATAGGCTATCTTGGAGTAGCAGGAGATGCATTTGCACCAGTCTTATCAAAAGCAGCAAGTTTCGTTCCTCAGTTATTGGAATTTATGAATATAGCAACGGTAGTTGCTCTTGTAGCCGTGGGGCTTGGCTTATTATACAGCCAGTTCGGTACACAGATAGACCAGATACTGCTTATGATGCAGACTAAGGGACCAGAGGTTATCACCAATTTCTGTAATGGAATTGTAGCAGCATTACCGAATTTGATTGCGCAAGGCGCTACGATGCTGAATAACCTCATGCTTGCGATTACAGCAAATCTACCGACAATTATTCAAGGTGGTATTGCAATTGTATCTACTCTGATCACAGGCATTGCGCAGCAGTTACCTACATTGATTCCAACAGCGCTCATGATGATTGTGACGTTGGTCAGTTCCTTACTGTCTAACATTGGACAATTGGTAGACGCAGGCATTAACCTATTGGTGGGACTGGCTCAGGGAGTTGTGAATGCACTTCCACAGCTAATTAATAAGGCACCGACGATTATCGGGCAGTTAGCAACGGCAATTATTTCCAATCTGCCGAAGATATTACTGGCTGGAATTAAGATCATAACAATTCTGGGAACCGGACTTATCCAGGCAGTGCCACAGTTGATCAGCAAGATTCCATCCATTATCAGCCAAGTAAAGAACGCATTTACAAGTGTTGACTGGGGTGGTGTTGGAAGGAACATTATCAGTGGAATAGCAAACGGCCTCAAGGGTGCCGCAGGAGCAATTGTAGAAGCTGCCAAAGGTGCAGCGGAAAGCGCACTGAATGCGGCCAAGAATTTCCTTGGTATCCATTCCCCGTCACGTGTATTCCGTGATCAGGTTGGAAAGATGATGGCTCTTGGAATGGGAATCGGATTTGAGCGGAATATTCCAGTCAAGTCCATGAGTACCGGAGTTCAGAGGGCAGTAGCTGGATTACAGAAATCCGTAGACATTGCACTGTCTGCAAGAACTTCTGATAAGACTGTAGGAGGTGTGAAGAGTATGCCGGGATTCGATAATAATGATATTGATTATGACAGGCTGGAAAAAATCCAAATGAAAGCAGCGGATAAGCTTGCGAAACGTCCGATATTCCTTGATACGAAACGGATAGACACACCATTACCGGAAGGAGCGGTACCTGTATGGTAAAAGCATATTATAAAAATAGCCTGCAAATAAAAAGTCAAGGCTAAATTGAAAGAACATTGAAAATTTTATACAGGTTGAAAATTGGGTATCAAAATAAGACCACCACACCAGTGCTGGTCTGAAAATATTAGTGGATAATTAGGATTCTGAAAGAGATGAAAGATATTCTTTCACTCGTCCGTAGTAGATTCTTAGAAACTTGTTGGCACCTGCAGTCATATAGACATAGTAAGGCTTGCCTTGAGTCCGTTTCTTATCTAAGAACTGATAAACAGGATCATCTTGAGGATGCGTT